AATGAACCCAAACGCTCAAGGATTGCTAAACGGGTTGTGCAGTTATGTTATTGGATCAGGATACAAATACGACGTGGTTGGCAAGCCCAATCGTGAAGTACCCGACGAGATTTTGGTCAAGGTTCAAGATTGTATCGATAACTTTATTGACCAGAACGCATGGACGGAAATGGAGCAAGAACTGTTCTGGCGATCGCGGGAAGACGGCGAGTTTTTCCTACGATTATTCCCGCAAGAAAACGGCAAAATGATGGTCAGAGTCATCGAGCCGGAACAAGTATTCATGCCGCCGGGAGAACAGCTTGCCGATTTTAGTTACGGCATCAAAACAGAATTAGATGACGTTTGTAACATTTTAGCCTATGCCATTTCATACATTTCGCCAATGGGAGAAAAGGGCGATAATCCAATGGCGACTGAAGAGGTTCCAGCGGACGAGATCGTTCACGTCAAGGTCAATGTTAAGCGCAATATCAAAAGAGGATTATCAGATTTTTCCTACGACACGCTCGATTCATTCGCCGCCGCTGGCAAGCTACGCGCCAATCTCGGAGATGGAGCCGCCGTTCAAGCCGCGATAGCTGGCGTCAGGCAATACGATACGTCATCGTTCGCTCAAGTCGATGCGTTTGTTGGCGCTCAAACAGACTATGCGCAATACAGTCCGGTAACACAAAGAGCAACTGATTTTCAACAAATCAAAAGTGGTACATTCCTTGATATTCCGAAAGGCATGAATTATGTTCCGCCGCCTGGAGCCGCTGCTTCGCAAGGTCATCTTGAGATCATGCAAGCGTTGCTACGTTCCGCTGGCAACCGCCACAATGCGCCAGAATGGCTTGTTTCGAGCGACGCCAGCAACAACAACTATGCCTCAAGCATGACCGCCGAATCGCCATTTTTGCGCCATTGCAAACGATTACAAGAACTGTACAAACGACCGTTTCTCAAGGTCATCAAGGCCGCAATTCAAAACGCCGCCGACGCTGGATTGCTGCCAATCAATATTCTTGATTTTGTGGATATTTCAGCAACACCGCCAGAACTTGAGGTCCAAGATAAGGCCGGAGTAGCTCAAGCCAATCAGGCATACGTAGCTATGGGCGTTAAGAGCCGACAAACAGTCGCTCAGGAACTAGGTCTCGATTGGGATACCGAAATAACAAACAATCAGGAATACGCCGAACAAATGGGAGGAGGCGCGCCATTGCCAATGCCGGGCGATGGATCGCAACCAGCGCAAGAGCAATCGGATGAAGAGGAAGCTATGCAAGTCGCTGGTGAATCCGAAAAATCTGAAGTCGGCAACAAAATATCAAAATTGCGCGGAGAAGGTTATCCGCAAGATCAAGCAATAGCAATCGCTCTTGACATGAAACGGCGTGGCGAAATAACAGAATGAATCATCTATCAAGCGTGATGGCCGCGAAAACTGGTATCCATGCCGTGGATACCGTTATTCGCATTGATCGTCAGGCCGACAAAATCGATCGCCAGACTGAAAAGATTTGGCGCAAAATCCTTGCCATCATATCGTCGTCGTTGTCATCCGACATGCAACGACAAATAACACTATTACTCCGTGAGATTCAAGCAGTCGCTATGACTGGCGTGGCTGATGCGTTACGTGATGCCGTGCAACGATCACGATTGCGAACCGCCGCAACGCTGGCCGATAAGGTGCCGATCGAATACCTATCGTTGGCAATGGCCAGCGAAAAGAACAACGCCGTCGCACGTACGAGGATTGCCGAAGGACGTCGAGCAACACCGGCGGAACGTCGGCGAATCGAGGCGCAATTATTGCCAGATGACGATGAGGAAACTGTTGACCGGATCGTGTATTCGCCGTCAGGGCAAACAACGTGGCAACAACGCATGGCCCAACAAACATCGTTAGCGTCGCCGGAATCGGTGGCGCATGACGTGACTATGGGAATGCTGGCGGGCGAAACACCAGGGCAATTGGCTCGACGTATGGCACCTACCGTTCAAAATGTGCGCACAACCGCCAGACGCGTGGCTAGAACAGAATCAACCCGATGCTCAACGGAAGCCAATCTTGAAATTTATGAAAACCTAGGCGATATCATAATTGGCTACCAAATTAACGCAACAATGGATTGGCGAGTCCGTCCGCATCATGCCGCTCGAAATGGCACAATCTATTACCGAAACCCGCGTCCCGGTCAAGAATCAATGCTTAGAATGCCACGTCCGCCAATCGAGGAAGATGGCACGGTTGCGCATAATTGTCGATGCAATCTGTCGCCAGTATTTCAGCCAGCCGAACACATTGAAAACGATCCGGCGTTGCGTGCCTTATTCACAGATCGGCAAGGCGACATTATTCCCGATCCGGCGACATATGAAGAATGGTTCGCTCAGGCTCCACCTAGCGAGAGACGTTGGGCTGTTGGCGCGCGTCGATTGCGTGCCGCCCAAGATCGTCTTGAACCGGGCGAACAACTGAAATGGGCGTCGGTCATTGATCCGCGTACCGGTCAATTGCTCAATCACGATACGATCGCCAATGAGACCTCGAGACGCCGACAAGCACGAATAGCCGCTGTTGATGAGATCGTGGCCGAGAGGGCATATCTTGCGCAACAAGTCGCCACGTTTGGCTACCTACCGCCGGAACAACCGCCGCCAGACGCAATCGTCATAGGTCCAATGCCGCCGATGGCTCCACCTGGTATACCGCCGGTATCGGTCCAGCCAACATCGCATCCGCGCGCCGATCATCGCATACCAGCGCCGCCAGCGAAAACACCTCCGTCAGCAACGCCGACATTGCCGGAACCTAAAGCTAAAATGTGGAGGGCTCCAAAAATCCGGATGGCGCAAAAGTTCGTTCAGAAACCAAAACCAAAACCACAACCAAAGAAAATAACAAAAAAGAAAACGGGCAAAACTATCAAAAAGAAACCAATCAAAAAACGAAAGAAGTAGTATCCGGTTGACAATAACGAAATCGAGGTTGTATCTTATAAACATGGCCACAAAGTTTTATGTCACCATTGTTGAAAGTTCCGGATCGTCTAACCGTATGGTTGTCGATCGTGAACATGGCATTATCCGTGGAGTCAAAGTTCTCGGACTCATTAGCGACAATGGCCGACAATATTTGCCATCAGCCGTTAAAGCCGCGCAAAAGATGTACGAAGGCGTCAAAGTTAATATCGATCATCCAGCGCACGCCGACGATTCACGCAGTGCTACCGATCGATTTGGCAAGCTAATCAATATTCATTTTGTCGAGGGCGAAGGCCTTTACGGCGATCTTGAATTCTTGACAACTCATCCGATGGCCGCTCGAATCTGCGAAGCCGCCGAACGCATGCCAGACGCTTTCGGTCTATCACATAACGCTCAAGGTGAAGGCGACGAAAAAGACGGTATTTTTGTAGTTTCAAAGATTGTAGAAGTCCGTCATGTTGATGTTGTGGCTGATCCGGCGACAACAAAATCACTAAGCGAAAGCATCAAAAAGGAGCCCGCAATGGAACCTGAGAAGAAGATGGAAGCCGATATGGCACCAGAGCCAAAGAAAACCATGGAAGCCGACAACGCTGAATTTGGCGCTAAAGCCGCTGAAATCATCGGTGGTGAAGGCGATACCTCAAGCAAGGTAAAAGCCCTTGTAGAACTTGTTCACGCCATGTACGGCGCGGAATCCGACAAAACCGCCGTCGATGAGGAAGAAGCCGTTCCTTCTGAAGATCCTTCCGAAGAGGTCGAAAAGAAGGCCATGGAAGCCGATGGTTATGAAGCTAATCCCGAAAAGAAGGACGAGAAGAGCGACAAAAAGTCCATGGAAAACCGTGCATATGTCGCAAAGCTTGTTCACGAAGCGGGCATCACGCTAACAGAATCGCTTGTTTCTGATTTGGCTTTGTTGCCAAAAGAAGCGGCTCAACGACAGATCCGTAGGATTGCATTGGCTCAAAAGTCAAGCAAGCCAAAATCATCCGGCTACATTGCTCCAATCGCGGAATCAAAAATTCCCGCTGGATCCGATATGTTCGCATGGTTGCGTTCCTAACATAATTATTTAAGGAGTTTTGAAATGGGATCGACTTTTGGCGGATCTAGGTTTGTTCTTCCCGGACCGGTAACAACGACCGTCCTTAACGTGCCAGCCAGCACAACTATATCTATTGGCGATATGTTGTACTGGAATGGTACCGCCGCAGTTCCACTGTCGGCCGCTACCGGATCTGGTACCGCGCTGATCGATCAGGCCACGATCGCCGCATCATTCGTCGGCGTATCGCAACAAGGCCGTATCGCGGCTCAAACATCAACCGGATATCCAGATTTTCCACTCAACGGTATCGTGATCGGCACTGATGTTATTTATGAAGCCTCTTGCACATCAGCCACTTTTGAATGTGGCGATCTTGTGGGCGTTGTTTCCGCCGCTGCTGGCGCTGTTGGCGACATTAGCGATCAATCGGTTGTGGCTGTTTCTCAGCCCAATCTTGCGATCGGTTATGTTATCCAGAAATACTCCAGCGCAACAACCACTGTACGCGTTCGGTTGCTAGGCAAAAATCAAATTGCTTTTGCTAATCCTTCAGCGCGCGAAGTCGGTAATGGTCAAATTGTTGGACCAGGTAC